CCGGAACAGAAGCCGGTAATGGTTTTTATAGTGAACATGTACCGAAACTTTTTATACACGATGAATACAATACTGCTATCATTGAAAATATATTAAAACGACAGCGAACCGTATTGAAACAAGTGAAAAAGGAAATACAGACCTATAAACGAAGTTCGATTGATCCACGTGCGTTTGTCATATTGGACGATTGTTTATACGATGCCGGTTGGGCAAAAGACAAAATGATGCGTTTGTTATTTATGAACGGTCGTCATTGGAAAGTTATGCTCATTATTACCATGCAATATCCTCTTGGTGTTCCACCAAATCTAAGAACAAATATTGATTATGTATTTATATTGCGTGAGCCATACATTTCTAATAGAAAGCGTATTTTTGACAATTATGCTGGTATGTTTCCCACATTTGAATCATTTTGTCAGGTGATGGACCAGTGTACTGAAAATTATGAGTGTCTTGTAATAAATAACAATTCAAAGTCAAATAAATTACAGGACCAAATATTCTGGTATAAGGCAGAACCACATGGAAATTTTAGACTAGGTTCTAAGGAATTTTGGGAATTATCAAAAAATCTGGATTCTGATGATGATGAAGAAGCATATGATCCAAATGCTTCACGACGTCGTACTGGACCACGTATTAATGTGAAAAAATCCAAATGGTAATATTGAATATAATTTATAAGAGAGAAATAATTTATAAGAGAGAAATAATTTATAAGAGAGAAATAATTTATAAGAGAGAAATAATTTATAAAAAAATTGATTTTTTTACATGTTAAACATGATTGTGTTAAAAAGTATACTTACTAAGTTCAAATAAAATATTACTAGCAAAATTATCAACAAAATTATCAACAAACTATTAGCAATTTTAATTAAAAATGTCAATAATGAGTTTATATGATGAATTACAATCCATGAATATTCGTGGAGGTCATTTTGAACCACCAAACGAAATGCCAAACTTTGTGTTTCGATTTTATCAAATGCATGAAACGTTTGACCGATTGTCAATTTGTATTCCATTTGGTTCATCGGGTAAATATTTCGAAACACTATTAAAAAAAAAGAATGAAATTGTCTATAATAAGGAATTTGACTATGAAGACACAAAATGCTTTACAACAGCATCTGAAATCGCGGAGGAAATCGAAAGAATTCATTCATTATTAACATTAAATATTAAAAATAAAAAGCTACACTGTGTTTGCAATCCAGATGATACAGAAGTCATTCTATTTCTAGATTGTGCTTATAGATTACAGGCAGACATATATGGTTTGGATAATTTAGAAAAACAATATGACCTTGATAAGTTGTATCATGACCCAAATTTTATAAATTCAAACGTAGGAATGAAATTGACTGAAATTGTAAAAGAAACATTTATTTATGAACATAACTTCTTATGGATGGGATGGGTTCAAGAAACTAAAAAGTGGTATGGATTTGATTGTATACGTAATTTTGAAAAATTGGAACAAATTCTTAAAGTAAAACCTTTTTGGAAAGATAATGAAAACATAAGAATTAAAAAAATTGTTATCGTTGATTTCGAATCGCATGATATTTCAAAAACATGGGGAAAAGCATTGATTGGTAATTCTTCACTAGAACGATATTCATATCTGAAACCATGTCCTTATTTTCGAACCGATAAACAAAAAATTATTGGTGCACCAACAGAATTTATTATAGAATATGATGATAATGGAAAACCTATATTTAATGATGTAAAAGAAAATTTTGCTCACATGTTTGCAAAGATGATTGCAGAACAATTTATGAATACAAGTGAAGATATAATTAATGAAGAGGTTGAAAGAAGAGTGGAAGAAAGAATCCGGTCCATGCCACAAGCGACTCATATTATGGAAGAGCATATACCTGTTGCAAGAGAAGTAGAACAAATAGAATAATTAAAATGAATTAAAATATAGATATTGAATTAATTTTTTTTCGAAATCTGTAAAATTGATTTATAAAATAACAGTAAATAATGATATGATGTAAAAAACATTCCATAAAATTTAACATTGACTATATAGTAATAATGAACAAACGTATTCGCAATCGAAAAAAACCAGTTCGCTGGATAAACGAACGGCAACAAGGTATTTATACAATCCCATGTTCCAATAACAAATACACAAGAGGAAGAAAAGTAGACCCGTATGAACGTTCTTCTGGATACGAACACAATAGCTGGTTTCATATAGAAGGAGACAATACCTTTTCAGGTAAAATAGAAGATAAAGCATATTTAGATGATAAAGAAAATGAATGGAAAGAAGATGATGAAGATTGGATAGTTCATGATGACCATGAATGGAATGATGACGAGTGGATATTGGATGAATCTGAATCTGAATATGAATCTGAATCTGAAAGCGATGATGAAGAAGAAGACTTTGAAGAAGAGACATACATAAACAGTAATTATAATGAAGAAAAGACTACTAAAAAGCAGGTTCAACAGGGTAGATATATTATTTATCTTGTTCGAAAAATTCTATGCTACCGAAAAAATTGATTTATTATTTATAAAATTTGTAAATAATAAAACATACATATCAAACATACATAAACATACATATCAAACATAATCAATATCATGCAGGACAATTCAAATAATGAATTTATAATTAAAAAAGAAAATGAAGAAAAAAAGACAAAAAAGAAAAAAAATAAAAAAGAAAAAAAGCCAAAACGGTGTCAACACAACGAATGTAAAAAGAAATTATCATTGGTTGATTTAACTTGTGTTTGTAAATGCAATAAATATTTTTGCTCGTTGCATCGAATGTGTGAAAAACATCATTGTGAATATGATTTTGAAGAAGAAAAAAAACGCTTATATCAATCTCGTATTGATAATATGAAGTGTATTGCTTCTAAGATGGAAGATAAAGCATAAACATATAAATAACAAAAAATAAATGATAAAAAAATATAATAACAAAAAATAAATGATAAAAATATTATATATATTTTTATTTTATATATTTTTATAATTAAATCAAAAGCTCGTTTATTTCACTAATCCATTCACCTAATAGATTTTTATTTTTATATATGTCTTGGCAACCATCTAATTGTAGTAAATCAAAATTTGTTGTTCTATTATTTTCGTTTAACCATTTTTCATGATATTCATGGCATTTTTTAAGATATTCTAATGGTATTTCTTCTCCCTTTCTATTTCGAATTCGAACCCTTTCGTGACACGTTTCAGGACTTGTCCTTACATAGATAACATGATCAATATTATATTCAAATGAATGATTATCGAATAGATGATTGTATATTTCAAACTCGACTTTTTCCATTTTATTATCTGAATATAACATTCTTGCAAATATATTTCGGTCAGTATATATACTTCGCTCGCTTATGATAAACTTAATTTTATCATTTTTTAATGCTTGTTTTAAAAGTGCAAGACGGGTTTCGTATGCCATAATTTGAAATGCAAAAGAATACTTTTCTTGATTACCGTAAAATTTTTCAATCATATTTTTACCATTATCATCTTTAATTTCTTCCCATAAATGAACTGGTTCTTGTAAAAACAGTATATCATCACGATTTCCATAATGTTTTTTCAGGTTGGATACAAGGGTAGACTTTCCCGAACCAATGTTTCCTTCTACATATATAATTTTAGTCATGTTTAGTGTATTTGTTTGGTCTTGTTATTGTTTAACTGATATGAAAATATAAATTCCGTTATTTGAATTTCAATTTTTTTAAATATAAAATTGAAAGTATTTAATTACATATTATGCTATTACAAATATCAATACAAAATACTACTCAAAGATACTACTCAAATATACTACTGAAAAATAATAAAATGGACCTTTCACAACGTAAACTCATAAAAAATGAATGGGATAGCATTGAAATACCTGTTAATTCTCATGAGAAAAAAATATTAAACATGATAACACGTGGTTTTAAAAATGTTCTCATTAAAGAAAACGATAAACATTCGCTATTGTCATTTATGAAAATACCATATAGTGAAATGATTGATGACTATCTCTTTGAAAATTATTTTCAGAAAGATTTGGACAACTTGTGCAATACTTATAATCTAGAAAAAGTAAAAATTAAAAAAAGTAAAAAAAAATTAAAAAAAGCCGATATTATACGATTAAAACACAATGAAAAAACAATATCCACGACAAAACATAACCTTTATGAATTCATATTATTAAATTATTTTCAAAAAATGCTTCAATATAAAAAATCAAAAAATGACAATTGGTATGGGTGCTATTATATTCTAAACAAATTATTTCATTTAACAATTCAGAATCCAAACCAGCATGTTATCACGTTTATTAAAAATGTATTAAAACAAGATATCTTTCAAAAAAAACTTTCAATTAAATATTTCATGCGAAATGCTCCTTATTATTTAGAAAAAGATGGTGTCCTTCAAAAGAATGCAGACAGATGCTTATATGATCATCAGAAAGAACTATTTACTGTGTGTAAACAATATGGACCAAAATTAATATTATATATTGCTCCAACAGGAACAGGTAAAACAATGTCTCCATTAGGATTGTCAGAAAGCTATAAAATCATTTTCGTATGTGCCGTTCGCCACGTTGGATTAGCATTGGCAAAATCGGCAATCTCTATTGAAAAAAAAGTGGCGTTTGCATTTGGTTGTAAAGATGTTACTGATATCCGACTTCATTATTTTGCGGCAAAAGATTTTACAAGAGACAGAAGAAGTGGTCAAATAAGGCATGTTGACAGTACAATTGGTGATAATGTTGAAATAATGATTACAGATATTCAATC